CATAGCTTCACGGCCAAGACGCTTACCGATGCAGGGCAGCCCACGGACAGACAGGGAGCGAAGGCTCACACCTTCAAGCCCTTGTTTGGCGGACGCTCAGGCACTGAAGCTGAGCAGACCTACTACCGAGCCTTCCGCGACAAGTACGCGGGGATCTCGGATACCCAGGACCGCTGGATAACAACGGTGCTGGAGAAGGGGAAGCTGGAGACGGAGTGGGGCCTACAGTTCTACTGGCCCGACACTCGCATGGATCGCAGCGGATACGTCACCAATACCACCAGCATCTGCAACTACCCCGTGCAGAGCTTCGCCACCGCGGAGATTATCCCCGTTGGCCTAGTGTATTTCTGGCACGCTGCTAAGGCGGCTAACCTTGAGCTTATGGTGGTCAACTCGATACATGACAGCATTATCTGTGAGGTCCCGCCGAACGAGGTTGAGGCCTTCCATGAGCTGTCAAAGTACGCCTTAATCAACGTACCGTACTGGTACTTGGATAAGATGTACGGAGTGAAACTCACGGCTCCCCTGGGAGCTGGGGTAAGCATAGGCCCTAACTGGGCCGATGAAGCAAGCAAGAAGTCTGAGCAAACGTACAACGCCAATCCGGCGATGTACCACAAGGGAGCATAGCCAAGTGAGCTATCAAAACAGCGGTACCGTAACAAGTGTAGAAAGCAAAGAGTTCGACGGGCGTAATGGTCCGGTGCTGCTTTGGAGTTTCCAAATTGATTCGAGCCGTCGCTGGTTCCGGCTGGGCCGTAAGAAGCCTGCCTTCCAGCAAGGAGACGTGATCTCTTTTGAGAACGACGACAAAGGAAACGTGGATTACGATTCTCTTGTCGCGGGCGGGGCACCTTCGGCGCCTCCTCGCCAGAGTGGCGCTCCTCGCGCTGCTAACCGTCAAGGCGGTGGACGCCCCGCACCAGCTGCTAGTGGTGGGGGACAAACCCGGGACGGGTACTGGGCCGAGAAGGAGGCCCGGGATCTCCAGAAGGACAAGCGATACCAGGAAGTTGACGTACCCCGAATGTCCTTCTCCGCCTCCCAGGAGCGAGCAGTAACTCTTGTGGCTGCCGCCCTGGCTAACGATGCTCTGAGCCTGGGGCAGAAGAAAGGCGAGCGCCTTGATCTGCTGCTGGAGTATGTGGACCAGGTGACGGATCGTTTCTTCGTGGACTCGATGAACGCCCACAAGCGTCTCAGCGAGATCCTTGCCAACGGCCCTTCCAAGGCCGGGGCTGCGGAGCAAGACTTGATTGAAGAAGAGTTCACGGACGACTGATCGTGACTCCTATCTTTGAGTCAGACCTGTACCAGGTCATTCTGGTCACAGCAGGAAGTGACGAAGCAGACCGCCTCAATGAGGATGGGGCGGTTTGCTATTCCCACGGCAACGAGTTCGAGAATTACTATGCCGTCGTCAATAAGCAGACGGGCATGGTAGAGATGCGTACCGTTGTCCTTCCTGAGGCAATCCACAACTGTGTGTACTTCAGCATAACCATGCAGGGCAAGCCTTGGGAGTGGATTGAGTTCCAGAAGGAAGAAGAGGCCGGGGGTATCCACTGATGCTGGTACTGGTCGATCTTGACCCGATAGTGTACCGAGCGGGGTTTGCTGCGCAGACCACGGAGTACGCCGTCCACTACGAGGAAGCAGGGGAAGAGATCACCAACTGGTACAACAAAGCATCCCTTGCCAAGGAGCGGGTTGCCGAGCTGCAAAGCGAGGGCTATCAGCCCATCATCGAGAAGCGCGTGACGCCCGAGCCTGTTCAGAACGCGCTATACAACGTGAAGTCGATGCTTCAGACGACCTGCAAGGATTTGCACGTAGGCCTGGATAGCATGATCGGCTTCCTGTCTGGCAAGAAAAATTTCCGCTTTGACGTAGCCAAGACCCTTCCCTACAAGGGGAACCGGGATGAAACCCACAAGCCTATCCACGCCCAGGCCATTAAGGACTTCATGGTCAAGACCTACGAGGTCGTGATGTCTGATAATTGCGAGGCAGACGATCTGCTGAGCATCTATCAGTACGAGTCCCGAGACCGTGGCGAGGACAGCGTTATCTGCACTATTGATAAGGACTTGGATATGGTGCCGGGGTTTCACTACAACTACGTCAAGCGCGAGTCTTATTATGTTGCGGACTGTGACGCGCCAGTCTACTTCTGGCGCCAGATGCTGACCGGGGACAGCGTAGATAACATTCCCGGGATCAAGGGCATCGGCAAGAAGACGGCGGAGAAGATGCTGCCCTTCATTGACGACCCCCCGCACTACACCGAATACGAGATGTACGAGGTGGTGCGCAAAGCGTACGAGAAAGAGTACGGAGACAAGGCCGACGAGATGATAATTGAGGTGGGCCGCCTGCTGTGGATGCAGACGTACCACGGCGAGATGTGGATGCCTCCTAAACCAGACCACGAGGAGTGGGAAACATGAAAATGCCAGGTAATCGAGTGTGGCTGTCCTTGAAGCGGGGACAGAATATCTATGTAGCCGAGCCGGACCAAAACTTCTACGCGGCTGAGTGGGAGGGAACCGATGCCGAGAAAGAAGCCATCCTTTCCTTTGCCGAAAAGGTTAAAGAGTTCGACAAGTGGTGTAAGACCGCGAGGGAAGCCAAACAGCAACAGGGAATTGATGTACCAGCGCCCTCGTTCCTTACGGAAGAGAGTAGCCCTGCACGAGGACGGAAGCGAAATGCCGCGAAGAGTACGGTCGAGGACGCGGGCGATAGCCCTGAAGAAGGGATTTAGGTCCGGGCTAGAGCATCAGGTCAGCAATGCCCTGAAGGATCTGAAAGCCGACTATGAGTACGAGCCCAAGGACAAGCAGCTTCCTTACCAGCCCAAGGTCAGGCACTACCTACCCGACTTTGTGTTGCCTAACGGAGTGATCCTTGAGGCGAAGGGACGCCTTACCCAGGCGGACCGGGTGAAGCACCTTCTCCTGAAGGAGCAACACCCCGACATAGACATCCGCTTTGTATTCAAAGTGGACAACAAGCTATCCGCGTCCTCTAAGACGCGGTATAGCGAATGGTGTGACAAGAACGGCTTTCTCTATTGCTTTGTAGACGACGGGATACCCAAGGAATGGCTGAAGTAGATCGCGTGAACCACCCCGCCCACTATACCGCGGGAGAGGTGGAGTGCATCCAAGCGCTGGCTGCGGCGACGATCAACCTGAAGGGTGTCGAGGCCGTGTGTACGGCCAACGGCATCAAGTACCTGTGGCGATGGAAGCAGAAGAACGGGGCTGAGGATCTGAAGAAGGCCCGGTGGTATATCGACTATTTGTTGAGCATACAAGACGAGGTGTAGCTATGAACGTGCTGTATATTGACATCGAAACAGCACCCGCCACGGCCCGAATATGGGGCCTGAAGACACGCTTTGTACCGATCAGCCAAGTAGTCGATAGAGGGTACACCCTGTGCTGGGCAGCACGGTGGGAGGGGAAGAAGAAGATCCACTTTGCCAGCGCGTGGCAGCACGGCCACGAGGAGATGATCCGCCAAGCCTACGAGCTGCTGGATCAGGCTGACATGGTGGTTCACTACAACGGCAAGAAGTTTGACATCCCCACCCTGAACCGCGAGTTTGCCATCCTTGGCCTCAGCCCTCCGACCAACTACCACCAGCTCGATATGTTCCAGATCGTGCGCCAGAACTTCCGCTTCCTTAGCAACTCAATGGATTCCGTCGCCTCGGAGCTGGGGCTCCAGCGGAAGACCGAGCACAAGGGTATGCAACTTTGGGAAGAGGTGATGGCCGGGGACAAAAAGGCCCAGGCCGTGATGAAGAAGTACAACTGCCAAGACATCGTGGTGCTGGAGGAGCTGTATCGCTACCTGCGCCCGTGGATCAAGAACCACCCCAACCGGGGGCTGTATATCGACAACCCTGAAGCGCCGACCTGCCCTAACTGCGGAGGCACCAGCGTCCAGAAGCGCGGTGTGGAGCGCCCAGCGCGCAGCAACGCCTACCAACGCTACAAGTGCATGGATTGTGGTGCAAACTCAAGGGGGCGTGTGGTACTCTACAAATCAAGCGAGAATCTGCTCTTGTGAGGGAGAACACAGGTGCTTAATCCAGACAGCTTTGCCCAGGTCCTTGACCTGACAGAAACCACAGACACGGGGATACGTATCCCTGCCCACCTTATGCCCATGGGCAAGGCGGTATTTGCCGAATTCAAGGGTAAGCTGAATGCTGACCTAGCCACTCGGTGGCATGAGCTGGTCAAGGCGGAGTTTCACAGACAGGAGGAAGCGCTCAGTGAGGGGCAAACAAGTCAAACGACTGAGGATGGCAGCAGCGCGGCTACACCTGCGCCTGCTGGCGGACGGGAAGATGGAGAAGCCGGACGGGGTGAAGGAAGCCAACCGCCAGCTGCGATGGCTCCAGCGACGATTGAAGACCAACTTCAAGCGGTCGTCGAAGGCACAGAAAAACAGATTGCAGATTTAGAAGCCAAGTATTATGCTATTGAGGTCGAGCTGAGAGAGCTGGACACAGCGCTAAAAAAGGCTAAGCGAGCATTACATGCCTACCGATCCGATTCGGAAGGCTAAGGTACACCCTAAGATGGTCGCGAGATGGGCCGAGATCTGGGTAGAGAAGGCCATCGAAGGGAATCAGTTACATGCCGACAAGTGGCTCAATACCTTCCTTGGTAAGGAGCCGGACTTAAGGCGTAAAGTTAGAGTGTTACTTGCTAAGTCCATAAGGACGGAATAGCTTCCACGCCCGTTGCCGTTTCGTGCGGGCTAGCAGGTAATCGGAACCCAGGCTGCTTTCTCCCCAGCTCTGGGAGCCGCCCCCGGGCCTTATGTTGTGTCGGGCCTGGGGGACTCTCTTTTTACAGCGGCGGCTCGGGGTCTATTACCGTACTGCCCTGATTCTTCTCTTCTTCCCGCAGCCTTTCTGCTAGCTCCCCAAACTGAGGGCCCATGGCCTGCGTCCCCGTATTCAAGAACCATGCGTAGATCTTGTTATACTGGGGAGAGTCTACCTTAATGACCTCCTTGGACAGGAGCGCTTTAAGCAGCTCCTCGTCCCCCAAGATCGCGTCACGCACGATACCTCGTGCTGGATCAAGCCCTCGATCCCGAAGCGTATTTCCAAGGGACACAAAGATGCCCGGGGTCTGGATAGTCCCGCCACCCATGCCACGGCTAACGCGGCGACCTAGCTCTGCAAAACCCACCCTGCTGGCGATCTGCGCCCAGAGCGGATCGTTTGCCCGGATAAGCCCTGCTGCCGAAGGGGGCGCCTCTCGGATGCGCTCCGTTTGCAAAGCATCATTGCGGAATTGATTAAGGCGACGGCGCTGGTCAGCCGTCAGCCCTTCCATGAGCTGCGCCTTAGTGCGCGGGTTATCCAGGATCGTCTTCAAGGCGCTGCCGCCTACAATCCCTTTACTGCTTGTAGCTTCATTAATTACCGAGTCCACAAGAGATTGTCGGAACCCGCCCATCACCATAGTGCGGGCGGCAGGGTCAGGAATCTTCCCAATTTGATCCATGATCTGGCGAGTAGCCTTGCCCGGATTGGTGGAGTTACGGATGCGGCGTAGCTGCGTCTCTGGCGAGCCTTGCATGCTGGTCTCTTTCTTGAGCCACACTCCCACTGCGCTCTTGGCAGGATTAAGCACCTCTGCCGTAGCAAGGTAAGCATCCTGCCTGTCAATCGCTTCCTGGATGCGCGCTTTAACGGGCGCCATCTCAGGCATATCAAGCAGATTACGGTTCCGATTAACAAAGCCCTGGGCCTTGGCAAGGCTAAACTCCCCGCCAGAGATAGCGGTGTATTTGAAATCATCCAGCACAAGGTCTCCCGCCATCTTCACGAACTCTTGCGTGTTTACGCCGCCCTCGTCTCCTGCGGAGCGAAGGGCGAGGAGGATGTTGTCAAAGTTATCCTTGGCGCTCATATCCCGCGGGGAGATGATCGTCTTCTCCAGGGTAAGGCCGGGAGATACTTGCTTCGTGCCCGTGGTGTCGTAGCCACGGATCTTGCCCACGACGCCCTGATTAAACTTCTCGTTCTTGCTTTTGCTGAAGCTACGCGCAACCTTCAATGCTTCGCTTGCGCCCTCCACAGATGACATATCCGTAAGCAGTGCCTCTTGGATCTCTCCAAGGTTCTTCAAGTATTCCTTGTCCCCACCACCAGGCTTGCCTCGCTCCTTTCGAGCGATGCCAAGTAGCTTGGAGCGCAGACGCTGGAGTTCCCCTACTGAGGTTCCCTCCATTACAAACATTCCGGCTTCAAATGTGACGCCTTTTGTTCCGCCCGTAGAACGGGCGATA